TCGATCAAATTGTTCTCTTAATTGGGACAAATGATATTGGAAAAGATATTCCCATGAATGATGCTTTGGATAATCTTGAAGGTGTGATTCAATCGCTTAACCGAGATTATCCGCTGTCACAAATAAAGCTTGTTTCTATTCTGCCAGTCAATGAAGGAGAAGAATACAAGCAGACAGTTTATATCCGAACCAATGAAAAGATTAGAGAATGGAATCAAGCCTATGAGGCTCTAGCATCCGCCTATATGCAGGTAGATTTTGTGCCGATTTATGATAGTTTGACAGATTCAAAAGGACAACTTCAATCAGCCTATACAACGGATGGCCTCCATCTAAGTGTAGCCGGTTATCAAGCATTATCAGATGCTTTGAAAACGTATCTGTTCTAAAGAATTGGCTTGATTTTGCATTTTTTTTGAAGATAGGTTATAATAGTTCTAACATCCTGGGGTCGTTACGGATTCGACAGGCATTATGAGGCATATTTTGCAACCCGTGTGGCGACGTAAACGCTCAGTTAAATATAACTGCAAAAAATAACACTTCTTACGCTCTAGCTGCCTAAAAACCAGCAGGCGTGACCTGATTTGGATTGCTCGTGTTCAATGACAGGTCTTATGATTAGCGAGATACGATCAAGCCTTGTCTAGTGGTTTGATAAGAGATTAATAGACTCGCAGTTCCTAGGCTTGAGTTATGTGTCGAGGGACTGTTAAAACAATACATAACCTATGGTTGTAGACGAATATGTTAGCAGGTGTTTGGACGTGGGTTCGACTCCCACCGGCTCCATTGATATTTTGCATTCTTTCGCAAACCTTTCTAAAACGTTGATAAATCAGCGTTTTTATTTTTATCTTTTTTATTATTTAGCATTCTTTTTCAAAAAAAGGATACAACAAAGGATACAACATTTTGCTGTATCCTAAAAATCGATATAATTCGCAAAGCGTTCTCCGATGTCATCCTTTGCTTGCTTGGTTATGTGTGTGTATACATTCATAGTCGTTTTAAGGTCTGAGTGACCGAGCCTATACTGGACTTGTTTCAAGGTCATTCCAGCATCAAAGCAAAGACTGGCGTGCGTGTGCCTGAATCCGTGGATTTTAATTGGTCGTAAGTCGCTATCTTTTAAAATGCTAAGCAGCCATTTTCTTGGCAGACTAGCAGGCATCGGCTTGCCAGACTCAGTTTCGAAAATGTATTTTGTATCTGGATTGTGTTCTCTCCACTCTTGCAAGATACTTTTTGTTTTTTCGTCCAGGCTGATCAGTCGCTTGCTACTTACTGTTTTAGTACGACCTATTTTCTCGCCCTCAAAACCTCTTGTAATGGCTTTGTTTATGTTCAGAGTGTTATCGGTCCAGTCATCCCATTCAAGGGCTAAAATCTCCCCTTTACGGGCCCCAGTGAAGGCTAAAATACGAAAGAGGACTATCTTTTCCAAATTATCGGTCTGTGCGACCAATTTCAAGAACGTTTGAAGTTCGTCTTTATTGTAAAAGTCGCTTTTTTCGTCTGATTTCTTCCTGATAGTCGTAACCACGCTATCGACTGGATTTGTATCTAAGTATTCGTGCCTGATTGCGTACTTAAAGAGATTGTTCATAAGGCCCTTTAACTTTCGCCCGTATACTAATTTTCTCGACCATTCGTTGACTTGTTCTTGCATTTGGAGAGGAGTGATAGAGGCTATCTTCCTATCCCCTAAAACTGGATAGATATGGTTTTGAAAATTCCTTGAAGTCTTTAGATATGTGCTTTCTTGTACGGCCTCTCTGTACTCTTCAAGCCATTTTTCAGCTATCTCTCTAATCGTTATATTCTTTCTGATTTTCTCCGCGTTATCTATATCATTTTGAAGTTTTAAGAGTGCTGCCCGAGCTTTCGCCTTAGTCGCAAATCCTTTTTTTCTGGCATACTTGCTCTTGCCATTCTTTTTGCCAAGATAAACAGTGAATCCGTAAGCCGTATCTCCGTTTTTCTTTTTATAGGATTTAATTTCCATTGATTTTTACCTCATTTTATCAAGAAATGAGTATAAGAAAACGACCTTTTGAATGGTTGTTTCTTATACTGCTGATCCTCATACTCAAAGATGGCCGTCGGAGAGTGTGGGGATTTTTTTATTCAAACCCTTTGAAGCTCTCTAGAATCTTATCTTTTGAGTCAGTTGGGTTAACAATCATAACAACGAAGTTACCGTAAATTGTAACAGGCTGATCAAGTAGTTTTTTATCTTTCTTGATTGTCGCAAAGTATGGATTGTTTTCCTCGTACTGATATACTTCTACTGAGCTTCCATCTGGTAAAACGAATCCTTTACCATCTTTTGCTTGTACTAGCGAAGATGATTTTTCTTGTTCTCGTTCAATGGTAAAACCATTATCTTCTAGCGCCTTCTTGAAGTCATCTAAACTAGTTGCTTTTTTAGAAGCAGGCTTTTCACTTGCCTTTGTTTCTTTAGCCTCAGATTGCTCTGTTTTTGGTTTCTCAGAGCTATCTTTAGTAACTGATTGGTTGCTAGAACATGCTACTAGAGCAATAGTAGCAGTAAGCAAAATAGTTGATGTTGTGAGTATTTTTTTCATGGACAATCCCCTTTTTATTTTTCTCTATACAAATCTACGACTTCACCAATAATTCGGAAGTCTATATCTGGTGTTATTGGCATATCTTTGTATGCAGGGTTCAAGCTATGTAGGTAAGCTTGGTCTTTATCAATAACAAGTTGCTTGATATAAGCGTCGCCATTATAGTTGAAAACTCCGATTACTCCGTCGTTCAACTCTACACTTGTCTGAATGAATACCAGATCGCCATCGTGATAGTCGGGCTCCATGGAGTCCCCTTTGATTGGAATAACAAAGTCGGCATCAACATCCACTGGCAACTCAATCCGTTCAACTCGTACGTCGTTCAAGTACTGCCCTGTACCAGCAGAAGCTGGGTGGTCGTAATAGTCGTAACTATAGAGCTGAATGACATCTGATACTTCGTTTGGTTGAGTTTTTTCTTCGTTCTGCTCTTTCAGTTGCCTCTCTGCATAGGTCAAGACTTTGGCTTGTCTTGGTGGTTTTAGTTCGTCGTAGATGGTTTGGATTGAGGAAGTGGGAGAGGTAGGTATATTACATGATTCTCCCACCATAGAGTAAACCACAGGGTTAGAAGTAATAAATCTCGGATCTAGAGTAGATTTTGGGACTCCAAAAAAATCTGCAATTTTTTGAACATTACCCGGGATCGGCAAAGAAGTTCCTTTTACATATCCTGTCAATGTGCTAGGCGGTATCCCTGTCGCTCGAGATAGCTCAGCTTGCTTACAATTTCTATCAGATAAAATTGAGTTAAGATTTGCAGAAAAGACTTTCATATCCTCTTTATCTTGAGGAGTTAATTTCCCTCGTCCTCTTGCCATATTTTCCCCTCCTATCTTCTTTACTATATAATACCGTTTATTTTCGATTTTGTAAATAAAAAATTCGAAAAAATTACGAAAAAATTCGAAAAAGTTATTGACATACGATTTAAATCGTAGTATAATATAATCAAGCTTAAGGAAATAACAAAAACCAAGAGCAAAAAAAGAAAGGAGAAGAAAGATGCCAGGACAAAAAGAAAAATACCACGATAGACGTGGTAGGCCTGATGAATTGAAGGTTGAAAAAGTTATCCACCTTTCAATTTTGATAGGCGAAGGAACTGAAGCGGATAGCATTCGAGTTGTGGAGCAGTATTACAATATGGACGGCGATCTAATATTCGAATTAGATCCTTGTTCTCCACATTATCAGGAATTTTTAGGCTTGCGTTGATCTTGTTTATCTTTGTCCAAATCTAAAATATCTTGTAGTAATTGCTCGTTATCATGGCGTTCAATATACCATTTTTGCATAAGTAATTCTATAAACTTTAGCAACTTGTGAGCCTCATTCGGTTCAATATCCACTATAAGATTTATATCTTTTTCTGGATGAGCTCCAATATTTCCAAGTTTTCGTAGAGCATCAAGTACATTTTTAGTGCTTGGGTCAACTGACTCTTTTAAAGCATCTATCTCATCTACTAACCTTGCTTTAGAAATTCCCCAAAAATCCCTAATCATTCCTTGTAGACAACGTCTAGAGAGGGTAGCAGAAGCTTTGGGACTGAGATTTAAGATAGCGTGAGCTTCTTCATAGTCACTTCTGATAGCCTGAGGGATGTAGTCTGGATAGACTTTTGCGAGTGAAATAGGGTTGAAGTGCATAATACGATTTGGAAATTGACTACCAACGCCCACGATATCGATCGAAACTTTATGACAGTTTGGGCAATTCATTGTTTGTATTGTTATTTTGTCATTCAAATTTCCCTTAGCCTTAACATGTGGGCGACGAACCCAAAAGTAGTGTTCTTCTTCTCGGAATGTATCATAGTGGTTTGGGACCGAATAACCGCAAAATAAGCAGAATAGTTTATTAGAATCCATAAGACTTCTCCAGTCATTTTATTTTGATTATACCACATTTGAAAGGGGGTGAGGTGACAAAATGAGACCAAAAAGGTATCCGTATAGTGGTAAAAGAAAAAACCTTGAAACACAAATTTTAAACAGTGTTGGTATCAAGGCATGTAATATTAAATTAGATAGTTCAAGCATCATTCTTAGTTGCAGTAAGATCACTATCAAGGGTCAGTCCATTACTGGTGTATAAGTTCCGTCTGGTTCAAGACGAAGCGGTTTATTACTATCTACGTCAATTGTCCCGTCTGGAAACATTTCGCAATTTACTGTTAGACCATTCGGGTAGAGTAATTCAACATACACATGTCCGGGGCCTTTTTCGTGAACAATTTTTGTTACCTGATCTTGAGGGATCCCAGTATTAATAATCAATTCCATAGTATTCTCCTTTCTATTGATTTTTTGACTAAAACAGTGAGAGGTCCTAGCCGGATTTATTATATCAAATTAAAAGGGAATTTCATCGGTCTTGAGACCGATATATAGGAGGTTGAATGGAAGATAAAATCATCGAACTCGCTGATTACTTCATCAGCGAATCTAAAACGTACAGAGAAGCAAAGATATCGTGTGAGAAGCTATTAAAACAAGTCAGCCATGAGATAGAACTCAGGGCGCTGGAAAGTGAGACGGTATGAAAGAAACAATTGCAGTAAATACATCAGAACACGATGTACTATTGACAGCAAGAAAAAATCACCCTGCTGTATTCGTCGATGGAATGTTTCTGGACGGAGTTGAGCGAGTGGAATTTACCAGTCATTTTCTAGAGAGTTGTGAAGTCGTTCTTACGTTCAATGAACGAGTAGAAAACAACCCTTTCCCTCTAAACGATATCACTTTATTAGAAAAGTTATTTGGTCAGGCTTCAAACGGGCAATCCTTACGGGATATTGTCTTGCAAACTCTTGAAGATGGAAATTAGTATCTAAGCCGTCAAAGAACGACACATGTATACTGAAGCTTTCTTTCCCATCTTTCTTGGCTCTTTCGTATTCTTTGCCAAGGACAATCAGAGAAGCTTCTAATTGATAATCAGTCATAACATCACCTCCTTTCTGACTACATTATAGCAGAATTGCGAGGAACAAATAGAAAAAGAAGGAGGTAGAAACGTGCCGAAAATGACATTGAGAGCATTAAGAACAAATTATAACTTATCTGCAAAAGAAGTCGCCGATAAACTTAACATTCATCAACAAACACTGTTGAAGTATGAGCATGATAGCTCAAAAATCCCAATGGATCTTTTGGACAAACTTGCTCGACTATACAATGTCGAAAAGGATTTTATTTTTTTAGGCAAAAAATACGAATTAAATCATAATCTAGGAAAGGTGTGAATGAACAAGCGAGGGTTACAGAAAGGGGATTAAATATGAGGTATGCAGTACATAATTAGGAATACCAACGAGAACTACACTCAACTGAACAACCACTCAGCTCAAAACTCAAATCTGAGCTTACAAGCTAAAGGGTTGCTATTGGTACTGATGTCTAATAAGGATACATGGCGCCCTTACATTGATGAGCTTTCTAAACGCTCCAGGAATGGTCGTGACGCTCACAGGGCAGCTTTTGATGAGCTAAAAGAGGCTGGTTATATTCGTATCTATCGCAAGAGCTTTGGTCGTGGTAAAGGTATTCAGAATTTTCCTTTGGTTCAAGATGTACCAATTTCAGATAGTTATTGGGAGTATTGGGTAAGCAATCTTGAAAAAGAGTTATCCACAGAACAGTAAAAGGGTTCATTTACAACTTACTGATTTTACAAAGTTGAAAAGTTCAAAAGTTGAATTTTACAAAGTTGAAAAGTTCAAAAGTTGAAAAATCCGACACTAATAATAACTAATAAATAATAATAACTAACTATACAATAATCTAAGCCTAACGGCACTAACCTAGAAATAAATACTAACTTACAACAAACTCCTACTTCTCTTAATAAATAAAAGAGAGAAATTTAAAATTTAGGACTTTAGTTTGAAAGGAAAAGAAATGGAAACATTCATTATATCAGTTCTGACATCTTTAATTGCGACATATACTATGATGCATTACCACATTTATAAAGTAAATGAACTATACAAAAATTATATGGATTTTGAAAAATCGAGTGTAGAAGAGTTTGCTAAATCAATTACAAGCAGACTTTCAAAAAATTCTTCCCGAGAGGAGTAGAAAATATGAACGAGCTAGAAAGAACAGCCCTCAATGAAATACTGAGGACTGTGACATATATTGCTGAGAAGTTGGATGAAATTGACTCTAAGATTTCTTTGAACGATTCACAAGCTCTTGAGCATCAAGGAAATTGAGTTTCATTTCCATGTAGTGAATAACTCCGTGCAGGTAGTTCTTTAGGTCTTTAAAATCTTTATCAGGATTATTTCTATAGTAATGACCTTCGTCATTACCGATATAAGCAGATGCTAATGCAAATGTTTTAAGATCTTCATCCTTGATATATTTTTCAATAACTTGCTTTAATGACATTTTAGTGATTTTTTCTTCATCATCAGGATTCGTAACAATAGAGAAATCTTTAACAAAAAACTCTAGTGCCTTTCGATATCCGATACCTGCAATGTGGTCTAGTTGTTCATGTTCAGCTTTCAGTGCTTGAACATAGATTTGCTTACCAATTGGAGAAACTATCTCTACATCGTCAGATATAGGTATATCGCTCGGAAGACTAGGAATTACTTTTATATGTTCGATTTCGTATTTATCGGTGTAGGAATTGATTGAATATCTTGTAGCTATAAATTCCTCTGTCCAGAAGTGTTTACAACCTAAGCATCTAAATGTTAATACTAAGCTTGTTTTATCTGATCCAAGAGGAAAATAAGAAGAGTTCACAAGATCTGGATTGGTTGGCTTTTTACAATTTGGACAAGTATCTTCAACGCTTACAGGTCTAGAAACAGAAGAATTTATTTCTGCTTGAAATATCATAAGATTTTCTCCAATCATTTTATTTTGATTATACCATATTTAGAAAGGAATTAGAGAGTGAGTGAAATAACATTATCAAAAAATCTTAGTCAGATTGAACTTGAAATTGAACGATTTCTAGCAGTTCCTTTAAGATTAAAAATTTTACGAGAATGTTTGTTGTATCTATTCTTCAAAATGGTCAATGATACGGCAGACATAACGGTAGAAAAATCAACCGTACATTCTAGTGAGGGAATGAGCAAGGTAGTCTATACAATTACTGTATGCAACTAAATAAAAAGCACCTAACAAAAAGTCAGGCGCTTACCAAAAAAACTAACTAAATTATATCACAGGAAGAGAGGAAATAGCAAATGGCTTTGGAGTTATTCGGTGAAGATTTCAAAAATGAACTATTTCAAGACCTTGTGAAACTTAATGTCGAAGCTTTAAAAGAAGCTAAAAGACAAGTTTCAAGGCAGATTAGCATGGTCTCAATAAAGGAAGTCATGCAGGCGACTGGATGGGGCAGAAAGCGCATTGAGGATTTTCGAGACCAAGGCAAGTTCAGCTATCAACAAAATGTAAAAGGTGGCAAATGCTTGTATGACTTGAACGATGTACTACGATTTCAAAGTCAGTTAGCGAAGAGAGGATAACATGAACCTACTAACAAGAATTAAAAACTATTTTTCGGAAGAGGTCGAAGAAACGAATCTTGATTGGAAGCTAATCGCTTTGGATTTGAACCAGGCGCTAATTAAGGCACAAGAAAAACTACAAGAAGCGAATCAAGAAATCGCAGACTTGAAGAAAATGATTGAAATTTTAAAGGAGAATGCAAAATGATTGAACCGTCATTAACCAGTCAGCTCTTGGGAGTTGGCGCACTACTAATCGGATTTCTCGGAGCAGGAATCCACACATACAACATAGACTTGAAGAAAGCCGAAGAAAAGAAAATGCAACAGCATCATGATTCAGACATCATCCGAGCAAGTCAAGAAGCCTTTGCGAAAGGTCGCGAAGCCGAACGCAGAGCAATTCGCGAGAACATTCGCAAACCATTTCCAGGATTCACATTTGACAACGAAAAACCAGAAGGATTGAAACCTGAATTGGTTGGCTTGCCCGCGCCTAGAAATTTGAGAGGGTGAAATATGACAGTTAGTAGAGATATGGATCAGCTAGAGACAAATGTATTGAATTATATTGTCAATCATGGCTCATTTGAAAATCCTGTACGTTCAGTCACTATTCGAAATGAATTTTCATTATCCAAAAGAAGTCTTGAAATGATTGTTGAAAGCTTGCGAGTGAACTTCAAGCACCCGATTGTTGCGAAGAAGACACATCCGAGCGGATATTATCTTCCAAAAAACGAGGAGGAACGACAAGCAGGCTTAGCACCTTATCGCAGACAGATTTCGACTGAGCAGAAAAATCTTGCAGCAGTTATGGCTGTTGACTTGGATGATTACTGGAAATCAGCATGAGAGGCGACAAATGTTTAACTATGACAGAGATATAATGCAACCGCCTGAACCACGAGAAGAACTTGACCCTAGCGAATATGTGGATATCGGATGCGGTCGGCGTCGATATGTAGGTGATGAAATATGATCCAGGAACTACACGCAGAAATCGATAACTGGCGGGCTGAATATATTCATCTTGGCCGAGAACTCGGGCAGATTATCAACGACCAACAAGATATTATTTTAAAATTGCAAAACGCAAACAGACGCTTGAAGCGTGAAAATTGGAATTTAAAGAGAGCGAAAGGAAGAAAGAAATGACAAACGAACTAACACAGAAGCAAGTTACATCAAATGTTGCAACACGAATCGAAGCGATGAAGGGAGAAGGACTCCTGATCGCACCGAATTATAGCGTTAGCAATGCACTGAGTTCAGCATATTATGCTCTAAAAAATTCTAATAGCGGGAATTTACTCCAACAGTGCACTCAAGACAGCGTTTATAACGCATTATTAGAAATGGTAACCCAAGGACTGAGCCCGGCTAAAAAGCAATGTTACTTTATCAAATATGGCTCTGACGTCCAATTGAGAATGTCTTATTTTGGGACCATTAAAGTTACTAAAGATTTGCAAGAGGTGAAAGACGTTACTGCTAATGTTGTCTACGAAGGGGATACGCTAGAGGTATCAGTTGAAAACGGGCGTAAGAAGTTAGTCAAACATGAGACAGATTGGCAGAACGCAGATAATCCAATAATTGCTGCTTATTGCATCATCACTCGAACTGATGGAGAAGAGTTCTTTGAAGTCATGACTAAAAAACAAATTGACAAGTCATGGTCTAAGGCGAAAACGAAAAATGTCCAAATCGACTTCCCTGACCAGATGGCTATGAGAACGGTTATCAATCGTGCTGCTAAAATGTTTATCAACACAAGCAATGACAGCGACTTGTTCGCTGGAGCAATCAATAACACAATTGCTGACGAGTATGACAATGATCGTCAAATGAAAGAAGCCGAACCAGTGAGAGAAGAGACTGAAACATTGGCCGGCATTCTTGGAGCTTCTGAAGAAGTGACTGAAGAACCAAAAAAAGAGGTTATCAACCAGGAGTTGACAACCACAGATACAAAATACCCAGCAGATGAGATCCCAGATTTTGACCAAGAAACGGGCGAAGTAATCGACCAAGAGCCAGAAACCGGCCAAATGGACATGCTAGAAGGGGAGGATTTCTAGAATGACTGAAGAATTGAAAGATGTAACAGATAGCCTAGAACTCGTTCCAGTGACGGATTTAGAAGTCGGATTTGTCCTGAAAGCGGCTGAAATCGAAATCCAAGGAAAAGAGGTTTTGGAACAAGCTTTAGCAGCATATCAAAAGAAATACGCTGGCTATATCGTGACAGAAGAAACTTTGTCAGATGACACCAAGGTTAAAGACGAATTGGGACGAGTGCAACGTCAGATTGAGCAAGAACTCAAAAACCAACTAAAAGACTACTCTAATCCGTTGGACGAAGTGAAAGCGTGGGTTAATGCTGTACTAGACCCTATCAAAACTTTGCAGTCTGACATCAAAAATCAGATTAAAGAATTTGAAGAGAGAGCGACAGAAGCTCGCAAGGAAACAGTCAGAGAAGCTTTTGAATCTGCAATCGCAGATAGCGGAGTTGATCTCGATATCAAGCTGTTTGCTATTTACTTTGACGATTTTAGCAAGAAAAAGTGTTTCATGGCTGACAATGTGCGAATCAATCAAGCGACCTCTAAAATGATCGCTGATTTGGTCGCAGAAGAAGCAGAAAAGAAACAACAACGTGAAGCTGGACTTATCCAGATAACAGAAGCAGCTGCCAAGGCCGGCTTTGGCCCAGTTGTCTATATCCGACTTTATGAAGGAGGCGCCAAGCTGGAGGATATCCTGCAGGCCATTTTAGACGATAAAGACCTAGCTGATAAAACCAAGGCGAAGGAAGAGCTTAAAAAGCGTATCGATGAACTGACAGCCATTGCAGAGGATAATGATCTAGCTCCTCAAAAATACGCTGACATGCTCAAGGAAGGCAAGTCCGTTTTGGATGTTATCAATATCCTACACGCAGACGCAGCTGAAATGAGACAAGCTCAAGCGGAAGCAGAACGAAATACCCAGAATCAATCCTACACCCAAAATCAGCCAGAATTTGAGCCTGAAACGAGTTCAGAGGGCAATAGCGCCCGCGAACAAGGAACAGGCCAAAAATCGCAAAATATGGCTTCTGATGATGTGGCTAAAAAATATGGCTACAAATTTACTGTGGACTTGATTTTCCCAGCAGAGAACGCAAAGGAAATCAAAGAACAGTTCAAAGAATGGCTTAATTCTCACGGCGTTCGTTTTGAACCGAAGTCAAAATCAGTGAAGGTG